GGCCCGCGTGAATGGTCGGCGCTGTACCAGCAGAAGCCGCAACCAGACGAAGGCACGTTTTTCCGGCGCGAGTGGTTCCAGACTTGGGGCAAGCTTCCGGCGCTGCGGTACTACGGCACAAGCGACTATGCCGTGACGGATGGCGGCGGTGATTACACGGTGCACCGGCTTTGGGGCATTGCGTCAGACGGCGATGTGTACCGCGTGGACGGTTGGCGCGGCCAAACGACTTCGGACCAATGGATTGAGGCCAAGCTCGACCTGATCGCCAAGTACAAGCCGCTAGCGTGGTTCGGTGAAGGCGGTGTGATCCAGAAGGCTATCGAGCCAATGCTTCGGCGTCGGATGCGAGAGCGCAACGTCCATTGCCGGTTGGAATGGCTTTCGAGCGTATCGGACAAGCCGACGCGGGCCAGATCGTTTCAGGCGATGGCAGCAACGCAGCGGGTGTTCTTTGAGCCGGGCGCGGACCTGTCAGAGTTTCTGGTGTTCCCCGCTGGCAAGCATGACGACGATGTAGACACCGCGTCCCTGATCGGGCGCGTGATTGACCAGGCGCACCCGGCGATTGTTCGGGCGCAGCAAGAAAAGCCGCCGCGCGACCGCTGGAACCGCACAAGAGACGAGGAGGTCAGCAATTGGAAGATCGCATGACCCTCGACGACGACCTTTACGTTCTGGTCCGCCAGTTCGAAGCATCGGAAGACAGCACCCGTGAGGCGCGTGACCTTTCGGAGCGGTGCCGCGATTACTTCGATGGCAAGCAGCTTACGGCGGATGAAGAAACGGCGCTGAACAAGCGCGGACAGCCGCCTGTGGTGTTCAACGAGATCGCGCCCAAGGTTAAGACGCTTCAGGGGCTGGAAAAGCAGACCCGCAAAGATCCGAAGGCATTCCCGCGCAATCCGGCTGACCAAGCGGCGGCTGATGCAGCGACGGACGCCATTCGCTTTGTGTGCGATGCCAGCAACTGGGATGACAAGCGCTCGGCAGCCGGGCGTAATCTGATCGTGGAAGGCACGGGCGCGGTCTTTGTCGGGGTGAAGCAGACCCGCGACGGCATCGACCCGGACATTCGCAAGCTGCCGTGGGACCGGTTCTACTTCGACCCGCACAGCGCAGAGGACGACTTCACCGACGCGGCCTATAAGGGCACCGTGGTCTGGATGGACCTGACCGACGCGCGCCAGAAGTATCCTGAGGGCGAGGAAGCCCTTGTCGATACGTGGAAGGGCGCAGCGGACGCGAACACGTATGACGACCGGCCCAAGTGGAACCTATGGGCGGATTACAAGCGCCAGCGGGTTCGGCTGTGCGAGCATTACTGGCGCAAGGGTGGCGTCTGGCATTACGCGATCTTCACGAAGGGCGGGTTCGTGGTGCCGCCGCAGCCTTCGCCCTATCTGGACGAGATGGGCCAGCCTGAGTGCCCGATCCACGCCATCAGCCTGTACGTGGACCGCGACAACAACCGCTACGGCGAAGTGAAGGCGATGCTTTCGCCGCAGGATGAGATCAACAAGCGCCGGTCGAAGGCTCTGCATATCGTGAACACGCGGCAGGTTCGCGTGTCGCCTGCAACGGGCCTTTCGCCTGATGCGGTGCGCAAGGAGCTGGCCCGACCCGATGGCATTTTCATGGGCGAGCAAGGCGATGTGGAGGTTCTTCAGACCTTCGATATGGCGCAGGGCAACCTGAACCTGCTTCTGGACGCGCGGGAGCATATCCAACGCACCGGGGCGAACAGCGCCATGGCTGGCAAGGATGTAGGCGCGCAATCTGGCAAGGCCATCGCGTTGCAGCAGATGGGCGGCATGACGGAGGCAGCGGACTTTCTGGACTGCGTCCGCCGCCTGTCGCTGTCGGTTTACCGGGCAGTGTGGAACCGGATCAAACAGCACTGGAAGGAACAGCGCTGGATTCGCGTGACGGACAACGAGAGCAACGTGCGGTTTGTGGGCTTCAACCGGCCCGTGACGATGTTGCAGGCGATGGCCCAGCAGATGGGCGTAACCAAGGAACAGCTTCCGCAGATCGAACAGGCCGCGCAGGCTGGCGACGAACAAGCGGCGGCCATCGTGCAGGAGCTTCGGGCGTTCGCACAAGACCCGCGCTCGCAAATGGTTGTGGGCACTGAGAACAGCGTTGCCGAGACGGACGTTGACATCGTGATGGATGAAGGCGTCGATACCCCGACCATTCAGGCGGAACAGTTCGAAGTGGTGGCCAAGATGCTGCCAGGAGCGCCGCCGCAGCTTCAGCCGGTGCTGTGGAAAGCCTTGTTCAAGAACAGCGCCTTCCGCGACAAGGATGAAGTCATCAAGGCAATGGAACAGCCGCCCGCGCCGGAACAGGCCATGATGCAAGAAGTGCAGATGGCAGGTGCAAAGGCTGAGGTCGAGAAGACCCAGAGCGAGACGGCCAAGAACATGGCGCAGGCTGGCAAGATGGAAGCCGACGCGATGCTGTCTGGTTACAGCGCCGGGCTGGCTGCTTGAAGCAAGAGCCGTGGCCCCGCTTTGAGGCTGCGGAAGTGATCGAAAACGGGCGCGCGATTGCTGTCCTCCTGCGGGAGTTCGACGGCACGATAAGCGCGATCCGCATACCGATTGAGCAATTGGCAGATTGAAGTTTCATCGTCGCGATGACGAAGAACCCGCCGCCGGGGACCGGGCGTAAGGTGCCGCCGACCTTATGGGCGTTGTGAGTGCAACCATGGAAAAGAGCCTTGACGATCTCCTGAACGACGAAGACACCGCAGACACCGTTGAAGCGGTGGCCAGCGACAATGGCCATGTGACCATTGCGCAGCCGCGTGACGACACCGGGCGATTTGCACCCAAGGAAACGGGCGTGGAAACGCCGCAGCCGGAACAGGTTGCGGAAACGGTGCCGCCGACCGCCGACAGGCTACCTCCTGACACGTTCAAGGCAGTCAAGGAAGAACGCGAGAAGCGCCAGACGCTTGAGCGCGAACTGGAAGCACTGCGCAAACAGATTGAGGCGCAGCAGAACCCGCCCGCCCCGCCGCCTTCCGTGTGGGAAGACGAACAGGCTTACGGCGGTCACATCGTTTCGCAGGCAGTCCAGCAGGCCACGTTCAACGCCCGCCTGGACATGTCGGAAATGATGGTTCGCCAGACGAACCCGGACTTTGAAGACATGAAGGCCCGGTTCCTTCAGATGGCGGAAATGAACCCTGCCCTGCGCCAGCAAGCGCTGGATGATCCGCACCCGTGGAACAAGGCTTACACCATCGCCAAGAACGCGGCGACGATGGAAGAACTTGGCGCGACGGACATCGCAACGCTGAGAGCCAAGATCCGGGAAGAGCTGGCGGCAGAGATGCAGCAGCCCAGCGCCCCGGCATCGATCATTCCTCCTTCGCTTACGAACGAGCGCAACGTTGGCAGCCGGTCTGGCCCCGCGTGGGCTGGCCCTAAGCCGCTTTCGGACCTGCTCGGCTAACGAAACCCGATTCCTCGTCGAGATGACGCGGCAATCCCATAGATGGATTTTTCACCATGGCAGACACTACCCCGGCCACTGGCCTTGTTGTTCAGCAGTGGGAAGACAAGTTCTTCACCGAATACCTGCATGACGGCGGTTTCAAGCCCCTCATGGGCACGAGCGAAAACTCGGTCATTCAGGTCAAGGAAGACCTGACCAAGAAGTCCGGCGACAGCATCACGATTGCCCTCGTGAACCGCCTCGCCAACTCCGCGACGACCGGCACTGCGGTGCTGGAAGGCAACGAAGAAGACATGGCCTCGCGCTCGATGCGCATTTACGTGGACAAGCGCCGCAACGCCGTCCGCGTGGCGGAAATGTCGGAACAGCGCTCGGCAATCTCGCTGCGTCAGGCCGCTCGCGCCACGCTGCTTGATTGGGCGATGGAAGACACCCGCGATCTGCTGATCGGCGCGCTCGGCTCGCTCAACGGCACGGCGTTCATTGACCGCACTGCGGCAATCGGTGACGCATGGCTCGTGGACAACGCCGACCGCGTGGTTTTCGGTGCCAGCGTGGGTTCGTTCACCGATCTTTCGGCTGACCTGACCCAGCTCGACACGACCAACGACCTGTTCAACTCGGCAGCGCTCGACGCGATGGTCCTGAAGGCCAAGACCTGCAACCCGAAGATTCGCCCGATGCGCGACGGCGGCAACGGCAAGCGCTACTACGTCGCGTTCGCCAACCCGCACGCCTTCAAGAACCTGCGTGACAGCCTCGACACCGAAGTTCTGGCCCAGACCGTGGTCCAGATGGAAGGCTCGAAGCTGTTCGAAGGCGGCGACATCATGTGGAACGGCGTGATCGTCAAGGAGACGGACAACATCCCGATCTACGAGAACCTCGGCAACGGCGGCACGGCGGAAGTGACCCCGGTCTACCTCTGCGGCGCGCAGGCTCTTGCGGTGGCCTATGCCAAGCGCTGGCGCACTGTGACCGAAGAGTTCGACTACGGCGACAAGTACGGCGTCGCGGTCGAGGGCATCTACGGCGTGCGCAAGATCATCTTTGGCAGCGGCGTCGCTGACACGGATGATCTGAAGGACAACGGCGTCGTGACCGGCTTCTTCGCCACCACCGGCACCGCAACCGTTTCGGCGGCAATCGCGGCTGAGAACTGAGACTAGCGGGCGGGTCTGATGGCCCGCCCCGCTTTCCATAGAGGATACGACCATGCCGACTTATTCTTCGTCCAATGTCACGCTCAAGACGGGCATTCCCGCAGGTGGCCCTGCTGGCAACGTGCTTGTGGCCTACGCCGAAGTTGCCTGCACCGCAGCGCCTTCGACCGCTGACCCGCTCCAGTTCTTCTACCTTCCTGCCGGTGCGCGCGTTCTGCACGCCACGCTGGAAGCGACGGACATGGATACCAACGCATCCCCGACGCTCACCCTGAACATCGGTGACGCTGGCGACGCCGACCGCATTTTCGCGGCTTCGACCGTGGGGCAGGCTGGCACCGCATCTTCGGCGGCTGCTGTGACCGGCGCGGGCTTCAAGTACACCTCCAAGACGCTGATCACGGGCGTGGCTGCGGCCAACGCTTCGACCGGCGCGGCGGGCACGATCTTCCTGTGGATCATGTACGTCGTTGAATGATGGATTGGGCGGGGCTTCGGCCTCGCCCTTTTCGTGCGTGAGGGTTTGCCATGACCATCGTCTCTGAAGCCGTTGTGCAATCCAGCGATACGGTTTCCACGGAGACTGCGCGCGATGTGATCATCGCCGCGCTGCGCAAGATCGTGGGCATTTCCGAGACGCCCGATGCAGACCAAACCAATTTCGCCCTTGAAGCGCTGAACGACATGCTAGCCGAATGGCGGGCGTCGGGCGCTGACATGGGCCTGACCCTGCCTGTAGCGCTGACCGATACGCTGGCGGTGCAGGACGAATACATTCTCGGCATCAAGGCCAACCTGACGCTGGCGCTGTGCGACGACTTCGACCGCGAGGTAACGCCTACGCTGGCGCGGCGGGCCATGATCGGCCTGCAACAGATCAAGGCTTCGCTGTTGCCGGAAGATCGTGCGGCAGGGGTCTACTACTAATGCCCCGGATGCAGTTCGGCACCAGTGCGTTCAAGCGGACGCGCGGCGATCTGCCTGAATTGCCGCTGGTCAACATGTTTGCCGAGCCTTCGCCCGTGGACGAGGCGGAGGTCATTCTGCAATCGCGTCCCGGCCTTGAGGATGTGACGAGCTACGGCCTTGCACCGATCCGCGCGCTGTTCCGCAAGGACGGTGTTCTGGACGGCAAGCTGTTTGCGCTTTCAGGGCTGGAGCTTCACGGGGACACATATTTGGGGCCGGTCGATGGTCCGGGGCCTTTCTCGATGGACGGCTATGCCAGCGCGGTGTTCGTGGCGGGCAAGGGGCGGCTCTACCAATACAACGGCTCCACGGTTTCGGCGGTGGCCTTCCCTGACAATGCCAAGGTATCAAAGGTGCTGGTTGGTGCCTCGCGCGTGATCTGCATCCGCGAGGATACGCAGAAGTTCTATTGGTCGAATGTCCTTTCCAGCACGATTGGCGCGCTGTCGTTCGCTTCGGCAGAGGGGCAGCCTGACCGCCTGCTTGATGCGCTGTTCATTGATGACATTCTGCTGCTGTTCGGTGCCGAAACGGTGGAGTTCTGGCCGAACACGCAAGACGCCAACTTGCCGTTTCAGCCGCTGGAAGGCCGGGTATTCGAGCGCGGTGTGAAGGCGGCCGGCTGCGCGGCCAAGTTCAATTCGACGTTCGCATGGGTGACGAACACCAACCAGGTGTGTGTGACCGATCCGGACAACGTGATTAGCAACTCCGGTCTTGAGGCGCTGATTGAAGCCTCGACCAAGGTTGCGCTGTGGACGTTCCAGCTTGAGGGCACAGAGTTTCTGGCCCTTCGTATTGATGACGGAACGTGGGTGTTTTCGGGCCGCGTGGGCCGGTGGTTCCAGTTTGAGACGGAAGGCAAAGGCAACTGGCTTCCGCAATGCTACGCAGGTGGTGTTTTCGGCTCCTCTGAGAGCGGTGTGACGTATCGGTGGGCATCGGGGCACCTTGACCACGGCGGCACGCTTGAGCGGCGTTTCAGGGCAGGTTTTCCGATCACATCGGGCACGATGACGGTTGCCAATGTCATCGCGCGGGTGAGCGTTGGCGGGACCACGTTCCTTGAAGGCGATTATCGGCAGCCTTCAATTGAAATGCGGCGCTCGATTGATGGCGGTCATACGTGGGGAAACTGGCGGCGCGTGTCGCTGGGGACGCAGGGCAAGTACCGCAAGCGGGTGCAGTGGACAGCGTGCGGGATGGCTGGGCAACCGGGCTTTCTGTGCGAGTTCCGCGTTACCGATCCGGTAGACCTACGCGTGTCGGACATCGTTTTGAATGAGCCGATGGGGGCGTTCTGATGAAGCTCCCCCGGCTGCAACGCACGATTGCACTGGCGGAGCCGAACGGAAAGCCAGCGATTGAGTTTCAAATCTGGTGGCAGCGGTTCGCGGAGCAGATTGAGGACAACTTCGACAGCATCGGCGCGCTGGAAACGACCGTCACCGAGCTAACTTCGGACGACATCGCGGAAGGTGCGACAAACCTCTATTTCACCGACGCAAGGGCGCGGGCTGCGCTCTCTGCGGGTGCCAACATCACCTATGACAGCCTTACGGGCGTCATCAGTGCAACGGGCGGCGGGCTGACACTGGGCACGGCTGAGGTCAACCTTGGCTCTGCAAAGCACGGCGGCACGTTCACCATTTCCGGCTCTGGCCTGACGGTCGGCAAGCCGGTGCTGATCCAACAGGCTTTGGGGCCATACACGGGCAAAGGCACGCGGGCTGATGAAGCGGAAATGGACCAGGTGAGCGTTACGGCCAAGGTGACGGACGCAACCACGATCACAGCCTACTGGACCAGCGCGCGGCGGGTTCGGGGCAACTTCAAGTTCGATTATCAGGTGAGCGCATAACATGGCTG